TTGCTGTTGCATTAGTTGCATCTGTTGTTGCTTCATCTGCTCTTCTTGTGCAGTTAGAGCAAGAACTTCAGTCTCACCTCTAATCTGAGCAGACGGTACAGGTTCTCCGGATACAATAAAGTCTACATCATCCATATCGGAATTTTGCTGTTTCAACACAAGATCAAACCCAAGGTCGTTCAACTGCTTTGCAATTTGAACTCTTTGACTAGCAAAATTAATCCTTGTGGCTTCAGCCTTTTCTTCTGGGTGAGGTAAGGATAGAGTCCAATCCGTAATCCCGTAAGCATCCAATATCAATGGGAATACTTTTTCGTGGTATAGCCGTTGGTCTGCTTCTACCACACGACTCATAACTTGTAGCCCTTGCGTTTGGGTTGACAGCCCGCCAAACGCTTCTGGAGTTCCCTGCCATGCTGGGGACACACCCCACAATGCGGCAACTCGTTCACGTATTTCTTCTTTCACAGGAAGGTAATCCATCTCTTGCAGAGTATGGAAAAGCCTAACCATGTCTACTCTGCCTCTATTCGTTTTAGAAGATACAGCAACCATCGGAATATAGTTCGGGTCTTGCTTTGTTTGGGCGGCAATGTTTTCTCTTTCACGACGTAAACTTTCTGGATCATCAGTAGATACCATTAACATAGCGGAAGGCATCTTACGCTCAAAGAAGTACCTGTAAAGATTTCTATCCATCCCTATGAGGGTTAAAGCCTTTTCAAATATAGTTAGGATAGGCGACCATCCGTAGGTTTCAGTAGGAGAGAATTTAGATATATGTATAACTTCAGAATCAGTTAGGTAATAAATCTTCTGCCTGTTAGCGTACCTGTACATAGCTGGTACAGTTTCTACATTACAATCAGATTTTGTACACGTCCCCGGTTTCTGTGCAGTAGCTGAAGTGTTCGCTTGTTCTACATACTCAGCGTTCATCCCCATCCCCGTATCTCTATGAATAGGACATAGGAAATGTTGCTTCTTAGGCAAACCCTCTTCGTTTAGATCGAATTCCACCAAAGCTGGGTTCAAACGTCGAATCTCTATAATTCTCGACCTAAGCTCCCCTTCTTCAGTGGCGTAATATTCTTTGTTTAAATAGATAAACGCATCATCTACTGTATTTAAATCTAAGTGGAACTGCCTAAGAACTTCCTCTAAACTTTGATCGAAGATGTTACAATCCTTCATGACCTTTTTCAAGGTTACTAATTGTTTCTCATCTGCGCCTTCTTTAAGGGGTTGAAATTCTAAACCCCTGCGGAAAACCTCACCCGTAATGTGTCCTATCGGCCCCCGTATTTCCTCTACTGAAAAAGCAATGGTTTGTAAGTCTTGAATAAGTTGCTTACGAAACCCAATTTGGTTTTTGATATATTGATTAACAATGTAATCAATACCAAATGTGGGGGATTTACCTGTATCTCCAGCGGATTTACTTAGATTTAGCATACTCTGCATTCCAAGTTTAGCATTAAGTTCATCCATCTTCTCTACTAAAGATGGAGCTTCAGGTAAGTAATCCAGAATTTTCATGCGTTAGCCCTCTGACTTTTTTGTAAATTCGTATTTAGTTAGACCTGACACATCCTCTAGTGCCGTCAACTTAAGAATAGCTTTTAGTGCAGATTCTTTTAGTAAATAACTTTCAGATACATCATCTGGTTGTCTGCTAGGCGCAGCCACAACTGAAGGTTCTTTATTTTCTTTCTCCAATTGTCCTATTTTCGACTCTAACTCTTCGCAATATTCGCGTAAACTAAAGTTCTCAGCGTTCGCTGCCCCAGCTAGGATACCTAACCTAGCAGCTTCTTTTAGCACTGCATGGTACGCCCCTTCACTTAATATGGTTACAGCCTCATGACCGTCAGGTATATCTGCGTCAGGCTCAAATTCACCCAACTCATCATCCCACGCATCTAATATCCGCCACGTACCCGATTGGTCTCTATGGGCTACATATTGAGAATCCCTATCACGTAATAATCCACCTATAGGCATAACTTTACTCCTTACTATACTATACTATTATACTACTATTCTATGATACATGACATTTTGACCACCCGCAAGTCTTGCAGGATGAGCAACCACCTTCTTCTACGATAAGTGGAGAGTCACAACAAGTATCTATTTGTACGGGTGCCCCTTTAGTTAGAAAGGGCATATCTACTAAATCTTCTAGGTAATCATAAGTTGTAATATCTAAAGTATTTTCGTCTTCTGAGGCTTCCGCTTTCACTAAGACTTCTTTCTCACGGCTACCAGAACGATAAACTGTAATACCTTTACACTTAGATTGCCATGCAATCATATACGCAGCATATACATCTTCTATCGTAGCACTGTTTGGGAAATTAATAGTCTTAGAAATACCGGAGTCACAAGACTTTTGAAAGGCTGACTGCATAAGAACATGAGCTTCTGGCGAAATTTCGCTAGAAGTAACATACACATCCTTAGCCCATTGAGGTACGTCAGGTCTGTCTTGTATAGACCCGCCGTTAGAGATGTGTTCCATCAACTCATCTGAATAAAACTCATGGTTCCTTGCATCTTTTTCAAAATACTTATTTACGTAGTATAAGGTTTCCCCTTCAAGGATATTGGTTTTACGCCACGCTAACGCAAACAGGGGTTCTACCCCACTTGAGGTATCGGCAAGCATGGATATCGTACCGGTGGGGGCAACCGTCATACGGCAAGCATTTCTAAACTTAGTTTGGGGTGGAGCGTAATCACTCTTACCCCATGCAGGGAAAACACCACGTTCATCTGATAACGATTTAGATTCACTATCCGCAACATCTTTTATAAATCCCATAATCTCCCCACCAACCTCTCGACCAAGTTTAGTGTGATACCCTATACGTAATTGGGTTAGAAGGTCTGCAAAGCCCATAATACCCAACCCTATTTTACGAGTACTTTTAGTCATATCTTCTATATCACGAGTTGCGTAGTGATTAGCGTCTATGACATTATCTAAAAACCTTGTAGCACTTTTCACAACCATCCCTAAACGGTTCCAGTCAACACCAGTTTTCCAATGGGCGGCATCAGGTTTAGACTCAACGAAATTAGCTAGGTTTATAGAGCCTAGATTACACGACTCATTCCCCAGTAAGGGTTGTTCACCACAAGGATTTGTTGCAATTATCTTTCCGTATTGTTCGGATACATGATTATCCTCATTAACTGCGTCTAGAAAAATCATCCCCGGCTCACCGTTTCTCCACGCCCCATGTACAATTTTACTAAATACTTCGCGAGCATCCAACTCTCCTACTATTGCTTTAGTACGTGGGTTGATTAGAGGAAAATGTGTTCCAGCTACAACAGATTTCATAAAGTTATCTGAGACACCAACGGAAATGTTGAAGTTATGAATCTCACCCTCAACTTTTTTACAGTCGATAAACTCCAATATGTCTGGGTGGTGTACACTCATGACCGCCATATTTGCGCCATCACGCTTACCACCTTGAGTAATCATAGAAGAAACACGAGATAAGGTTTTCAATACCTCTATCGGGCCACAAGAAACTCCATGTGTAGTCTTAATCCTGTCCCCCTTAGGACGCAGTTCAGATAAAGCAAATCCCGTACCACCACCAAATTTTTGAACCATAGCTGTATCGTGAGCAGCTTTCATTATCCCTTCCATACTATCCTCTAAAGGAAGAACGAAGCAAGCTGATAGAGTCCCTTGGTTTGTCCCAGCATTCATTAAGGTGGGAGAGTTGGGTATGAAATCTAAGTCACTCATCATTTTAAAGAACTCGTTAGACACCATCTTTACTTCTACGTCAAGCTTACCGTAATTCTTCTCAGGTTTAGCGACTGCATTAGCTACTCGTCTGAATAACCCATCTATATCCTCAGTAGGTTTACCGGCATCATTTTTCTGGAAGTATCGTTTTTCAGCGACAAGTTGAGCTTGGGAAGTTAAAGTTACCATTTATATCTCCTACTGACCTCGGTGTAAACACAATAGACAAAGTTTGTTCTCAGGCACCCATACGGCGGGGGAACATTCTGATATCGTGCAATAAGGGTTAGGGCGATCAGGATGGTTTTCCTCTACTGGGTTAATATTATTATACCCCTCTTTCCCAGCATTCTGCAACCTTTCCATCATCTTTTTGACCCCACTTTCATCCTCTTTTTCGTCCCCAAAAGCAGTAGCTAAATTTCCTATATCTTGTACTTTATATCGACCAGCTTCATAGGCTGCGGTAAGAGCCATCCCAATAGAAAAGAAAGCATCTCCATGACCCATTGGGGTGACCGGAGCCTTCAAATCATTGTTTACTGAGAGTATCTGCTGTTTCTGTCTTTCATCTTGCAGCAGCTTTAAAATACCTTTGTGTACAGCGTCCTCAAAAATTTGAGCCATTGTATGCTTACTCTTACTTGTAAACGACATTGGGAACCAAGCAGAGTTCAATCCCCTGTCCTCTAACTC